ATTGGCTCTACGGAGACACCCTTCGCCGTCTAGACGGTGGGATAGACCACAATAAAAACTTAATAACTCTGAACGTTCAGAGAGTCTGATAAACACAACTCTCTTTAAAACAATGCCTTTTCAATCTAATGTAAACCCGGCGCAACTTACTGCGCCTGGTGCTCTTAATGGAGCGGCGACTACTACTGACGAACGCCGCGCCCTTTACCTTAAAATGTTCTCTGGCGAGATGTTTAAGGGTTTCCAAAACAACACGATTGCTCGTGACCTGGTGATGCGTCGTACCCTCCAGGGTGGCAAGTCGGTGCAGTTTATCTACACCGGTCGCACCAAGGCAGAATATCACACGCCTGGTAACAGCATCCTGGGTGATACCAATGGTGCACCTCCGGTGGCTGAGAAGACCATCACTTGTGATGACCTGCTGATCAGCTCCGCTTTCGTCTACGAATTGGATGAGGTTCTTTCTCATTACGACCTGCGTAGCGAGATCTCTCGTAAGATCGGTTATGCTCTGGCTGAGAAGTACGACCGCCTTATCTTCCGTGCTATCGCTAAAGGTGCACGTCAGGCTTCTCCTATTAGCCAAGCTAACTACGCTGAGCCCGGTGGTACTCAAATTGAAGTGGGTGCAACCGCTGATCTGGCTTTCGACGCCGCCTCTCTGGTTACCGCTTTCTACAATGCAGCTGCTGCACTGGACGAAAAGGGCGTCAGCCAAGACGGTCGCGTGGGTGTTCTGAACCCCCGTCAGTACTATGCTCTGATCCAAAACATCGAGACCAATGGTCTGATCAACCGCGACGTTCGTGGTGATGCGCTGCAGTCTGGCAATGGCATCATTGAAATCGCCGGTATCAAGATCTACAAGTCCATGAACATTCCGTTCCTGGGCAACTATGGTGTTAAGTACGGCGTGTCTGGTGGTCCTGCCAGCCCCGGTAACACTGGCGATTTTGTTGGTAGCGACACCGAGTTCGAACCGGCTGCTAACAGCGACACCGGTATCAACAACAACTACGGTGGTGAAACCTCCTTCAACTCTTCCTGCGGCCTGATCTTCCAGCGTGAAGCTGCTGGTTGTGTGGAAGCTATTTCTCCTCAGGTTCAGGTCACCAGCGGTGACGTGTCCGTTATCTACCAAGGTGACGTGATCCTGGGTCGTCTCGCCATGGGCGCTGACTTCCTGAACCCCGCTGCTTGTGTGGAACTGTACGCTGGCGCTGCTGCTGACAGCCCCTTCGGTACTTCGTATCCTGCAAACATTGCAAACCCTGCCCCCTGATAGGGTTTATATTTTTCTTTTCGGGAGCTCCTTCGGGGGCTCCTTTTTTTTAATTTTTTTCAATAATTATGGCTGTACCTTCTTATTCTGAACTTGAAGCTGTAAATCAGATATTACGCTCATGCGGACAAGCTGGCGTAACAACTCTAGATGGAACTAACCCGGATGTTACGATTGCACGAGAGACTTTGAATGAGGTTTCAAGAGAAGTACAATCTGAAGGTTGGTCATTCAATAAAGAACTTCATTATGAGCTAGTAGCAACAACGATTGGAACTGTCAAACGGGTGTTGTTTCCGGATGATGCACTTCAAGTTGATTCAAGCTCCACAGTATCTTACGACATCACCCCTCGTATTTATACTCACACTGATAACACAACTTATACCGCCTTGTATGACCGTGCAAACCACAAGTTTGTAGAAGAAGATATTGAGGTAGACGTTACTTGGTATAGGGAGTTTAATGAACTTCCTCGTCCTGTAATTGAGTATATCATTGCTCGCACCGCTTCTGTCGTGTCTACCCGTATTGTTGGTGACTCAAACCAGTATACATACCTGCTTCAAAAAGAGGCGTTCACCCGTGGTGTGATGTTGGATTATGAGTGTGAACAAGGCGACTACACCTTCTTTGGTCATTCTGGTACTACTAACCGGTACCAAAGCTATCAACCTTATAACGCACTGTATCGATAATGGCAGCAATTACACAACGGATTAACAATTTCTTAGGTGGGGTATCAAAGCTTTCTGACGACCAAAAACTTCCTGGTCAAGTTCGTGAGTGTATTAACGGTTTTATCGATCCCACCTTCGGTTTAACCAAGCGCCCCGGTACTCAATTTCTACATGAGCTATCTACCGCATCAATTGCTTTTACAAACTCCAAATGGTTTTGGTTTGAAAAACAACAGAACCGGTACGTAGGTGTTGTTTACACACTTGGTGCTGCTGGCGGTTTATTCGTATGGGATGTCGATACCGGTAAACAGGCTACAATTAACGACACACAGTATCAGGATACTGACTACACTCAAAACCCGCCTGTAACTGTAACTAATAATGCATCAGTATACCTTAATGGTATGTCTGAGCCCGCTAAAGACTTTAAGGCGCTGTCTATTCAAGACACAACAATTCTGTTAAACAGGCTTGTTGTTGCTGATGTAAACGCTCCTACCCCTACGGAAACTGCACTGCAAGAGGCTCTTACTAAACGGCTAACCATCAGAGCTTTACAAGATCCTGCCGGTAAACAGTTTACTTTTCGTGTTAAAAATATAGATACACTTAGTCATACTGACGTTACATTTACCGCAGCAACCCACGCTTCATTTAAAGAGTTTTTTTAGGATACTTCTGCCAACGGATTTAAAGCCAACATCGATTCGGCTGCAACTACAGAAGGCCTTAATTTTACTTATACAGTTCTTTCTCAAAGCTGTGTTATTGAAGAGACTAGTGCTACTCCACAAAACTTTCAAATTGAAATTTTAGAAGAAGGTGCGGTTGTTGACGTCCTTAAAATTTTCCAATATCAGGTAAACAATTTAACCGATCTACCTGCTGAATCTAAAGACGGTTATCATGTTGAAATTGTAAACAGTAGCAGTGCACTTGACAACTGGTGGGTTAAATTTAACACCGATGTCGGTGTAAGTGGTCCTGGCTTTTGGACTGAAACTCGCTCACCTTACACATTTACTGGTCTTGATCCTGCAAGGATGCCCCTTGAATTGGTATTCGATACCAAGGATGCTAATACTGGTGTAACTACGTTTGATCTTCAAAGAATTGACTGGGTAGAAAATGACGCTGGTGATGGAATTACATGTCCAAAACCTTCGTTTACCGGTGAAAGAATTGAACACATTTTCTTGGAAGATAATAGGCTAGGTTTTTTAAGTAAAGATAACATCTTCTTTAGTAAAGCTGGTGACTTCTTCAATGTGTTCTACACTAGTGCGCAGACACTAACTGATGCAGATCCTATTGACATCAACTGTTCTGCAGTTAAAGAAGTTACACTTGACTCTGTAATCAGCACACCTCAAGGTCTCGTCTGTTTTGCACAGGATCAACAGTTTATTGTTTATTCTGACACTGGGGTGTTGACACCGACGTCAACTGCAGTTAGAACGCTGTCTACCTTTGAACGCTATGAGTACGTTAACCCTGTAGAAGTTGGCACCTCTTCGTTCTTTGTTAACCGTATGCCGAATGACTCACGGTTGTTGGTATTTAGTACGGCTGGACGGGAAGAAAGTCCTCAGGTTGTAGATGTTAGTGACCAAGTAAAAGGCTGGATTCCTAACACCATTGACACCCTTACTGCGGCTGAACAAAGTAAAACACTTATACTATCATCTAAAGGCAGCCCCAACGCTTATGCTTTCCGATATTCAACTGACCAAAACAGACCTATTTCCTCTTGGGTAAAGTGGGTTCTTAATGGTAACATTGAGTTTGTTTATGTGGATGGTGACAAGGCTTACATTGTTCTTGATTCTAATGGTAGTCTTCAATTAGTTCAATGTTCTCTTAGTAACAGCCCTGACGTTCAAATCACTAACGCACAAGGTCTTTCTGTTAATCCTTGTATTGACATGTACAGAAAGGTAGCAACAGGTGAAGCAGAAGTTCTATTGGGTCGTACTTACATTAAAGTTGGTCACAACCATTCTGACGGAACTCCTATTGTCGTAATTGATGGCAACACCACTACTGGTGACTTTAATGGACCTGGTACTTATTACCTAGATCCACGTGAGATTACCCATACATTTACAGGTGAAACTACTGCAGTCCCTACACTTCGTCTCGATACTGACCTGACCGATGATCTTAACAACCTTGTTGTTGGTTATGTTTACGACTTTGATGTAGAGCTTCCGCGTTATTTCTATCGCCCTAATCCACAAGTCCCTGACTTCACTGCTGCACTTACC